GGAGCGACAGGAAACACATCGACGATCCACGCCAAGCCGAAGCGGTCGATATGATCCTCGCGCATTCGCTGACAAACCAAGACTTGTCTACCGAGATAGAGAGCATCGCCCCTCACATCGCGTCACTCAGGCGGCTAACTGGTGCGGCCAAGGCAGCGCCCATCGCCACACAGATAGCGGGCGAGTTGGCTGATGATGCCTACGACAAGATCGTAATCTTTGCCTACCACACCGACGCAATCCAGACGCTTTACGATAAGCTAAAAGACTTTAGCCCTGTCGTCGTTGCAGGCGGCATGGCAACAGCCGACCGTCAGGCGGCGATTGATAACTTCCAAACCGACCCAAAGGTGCGCGTCTTCATCGGCCAGATCACGGCCTGCTCGACCGCGATTACGCTGACAGCCGCGAATCAGGTGGCGTTTGTGGAGATGGATTGGGTTCCGGCGGTAAACGCACAGGCGGCCAAGCGTTGCCACCGCATCGGCCAGACAAAGCCCGTGATCGTGCGGACGTTTGGCCTTGTCAATTCTGTTGATGAGATTGTGGCTAAGACCCTAGCCAAGAAAGCCCAGATGATTTCTGAGGCGTTAGATTAAGAAGGGCCGGGGCGACTTCCAACTCCCCGGCCCTCCCTTTTACTTATAGCAAATCGTCAAGGTCGGAGATGTCCGCAGACGGACGTTCCGTCGCAGTGAACTCGTCCGCAGCAGACAGGCGGCCATCCATACGGGGACCGTCGGCTACCTTCTGAAGATTGCCCAGTGAGAAGGCAACGCCGTTGTTGCCGTTGACGCTGTACGCATAGGCGCGCAGCGAGGCACGGACCTTGGCCCCCGGATAGATTTCCTTGGGGTCCGTGATCGGAGCAGGCTTGCCGTTCTCGCCAGCAAACTTGCTAACGATACCGGGGGCCTGCTTAGATTTGACGTTCATGAAGATTGAGCCTTCTGGATAGCCCTTCTCTTCGCCGTCGTTGCGAAAAGGCATACGGATTTTGCCGCTTTCCATGAGGCTCTTTGTCTTGTCTCCCCACTGCTCCTTGGCCACCGCAGCCGCCGTCGCTTTGAGTTCGGACATGTCAGTGCCGTCAGGGAATACAAGGCAGCAAGAATAGACTGGCTCAGTTGCACCCGGAGGCGTCTGTGGTTCGAACACATGCGGATAAGAGATGATTGCTTCTGGTGTAATAACTTTTGACATCGGTATTTCCTTATTCAACGGTAAAGTCATCTGCCGCCAACGAGGCGACAGCGGGACGGTTATCTGTATCAGCGACCATTGATGTGCCGGATGATACAGCTATGACGAGCGATGCAGGCAAGTTCTTTTTGCCCACAACACGCTCGATCTGCGGTGGCGACTTCAACTTCTTTTCGTAGATGTCGTCGTCATCGAGACCTTCTTCTGTGGCCCAAGCCACAAACTCTTCTTCAACACGCCAGCGGCGTGTCGGTCGTTTCTCAACCAGCTTGTAGCCGGGAAGCCCGCCGCCCGTTTCCAACAGGCTATTGGCATGGCGGCGCAAAGACTTGATCCACTCTTCGATCAGCGGAATCCTTTGCAGATAGTCCGCGACCTCCTGTGGAGATAGGTCATTGACGGTTCGTACTGTGCCGAACTCGTCTTGTGCAACCTCAAGGGCGTTGTTGCGCAGGGCCGAACAAGTCCCCGCCGCAAGGCAGAACTTGCAATGGTCGCCAGAGATGCGCGGTGCGTCCGGCTTCAGGGACGCATGTGCTGCATCAATCAGGTCTGTGCCGTAGTCCAGTATATCGTCACGGCTGTAGCTATGCGACCGCACCGGCCCATCGGGGTGCATGGCGCGTGGTTGTATAACGACCGTTATAACTTTGTTGACCGGAGCCTTCTCGCCGATCTCAAGGATCGCGCCGAGCGCATAGTATTTAAGCTGCTCGTTGTCTGTGACTTCAACCGCAACACCTTGGCCGTGCTTATAGTCAATGACGTAGAGCGTCCCAGTTGCCTTGCCGTAGATGATGCAGTCAGCCGTGCCGAACATTGGCATGGGCGGGTCCAGCTTATCGAGGCTAAATCTTTTTTCGTATCTACAAATATTCGGTTCAGTCGAAGCCACATCGCGGATGTAGTCGATGTAAACCTGCACCGCACGGGCCATGTTGTCGTCAACCTTGTGGCCGTTATGCTCTTGGCCAATGAAGGCGAAGGCATCTTCATGTCCATTGACTAAGCAGAACTCCCCAAATTCATGGGCAGCCGTACCAAGTTCGGCGTAGGGTGAACTCTCGTTAGGGAACGGAGCCTCGGCTGCGAGTGAGCCGGGGCAGTTGATGCGGCGCTTCGCATTCGATGCGCCAAATTTAGCGTGTGCTGTCATGTTCGTCGTCTCCGTATAGATATGGAAGGTTTTTCTTTTCCCACTCTTCGTCGAAAAGACGGTTCAAAATAGGCGTAAAATGATCACGACACATCTGACTAAATTCCGCGCCTCCGACCCGGACTAAACCAATCTCATTTTTCTTGTCGGTCATTTCCGATACCTCTTTCCTTCTTTGCCCTCGGCGTTGATCGGGCAGCCTTGCGCCCATGCAGGAACTCGTGTCATGATGTCAATCATTTCGTCGAGCGAACCAAAACCATCTGGCACTTCGCAAATGATTTCATCGTGGACGGACAGGATTACCGGGTAGCCTTTAATCTCTAACGCCATCATGGCGGTGGCCATCATGTCACGGGCGGTTGCTTGCACCACGTTCTCCGTCAGCAAGCCACCCCAGATAATCTGGGACACCCACTGTCGCGTCACACTATTCAACGTATCGACTTGCGCTGTATCTCTCATCGCTCCCCAAGGGGTTTCACGCTGAATGATGCGCGGATTGTGGTACGTAAGCGACCGCCCGCTAGGTAATGGAAGCCCGACGGTCTTAACCCTGCCTGCGTCCTTCACCATATCTACAAAGTCTTGCTCAACATCACGCCAGTACTGCGCGATCCTGTTGTTCTTTTCACGATAGACGGACACGATGCGCTTAGCTTCGTCCTCGTCTACCTTGATACCCATCGTGGCGCACTGCTCGGCGAAGCGTTTGCCCCCCATGCCATAGCCGCAACCCAAGATTGCCATCTTACCAACCTGCCGTTGTCCGTCAGTGACGCTCTCCACGTCCACGTTGTAGATGGCCGATGCCATTTCTTTATACACGTCTCCCCCTTTCCGGAACGTCTCAACGAGATCGCTCTGCCCTGCTACCCACGCCAACACGCGGGCCTCGATTGCCGAGTAGTCGGCAAACATTAGTCGATGGCCGTCATCGGCTATCAGCATCGAACGCAACAGGTCGGACGCCAGAACCGTTCCGGCCCCATGTTCCGACACATCCTGATCCGCTTTGAGTTTGGCGATGATCTCGTCCAACTCGTCTTGTTTCTTTTGCGGACGCGGGAAGTTCTGCGGCTGCACCAAGCGTCCCGACCACCGGCCCGTTGCCGCGCCGTGATACATAAGGAGGCCGCGCATACGGTCGTCGGCGTTGGCTGCGTTGACCATCGCGTCATACTTAGCGGTGCTGGACTTCGCGCCGTCTTGGCGTAGTCGAAGCACTTGCTTGATGATGGGGTGCAACCCGTCCATAGCCAGCAACCGCGTCACGGTCTGCTTGTCCACGGAGTTGACGTTTAACTCATAGCCACGGAGCCACGCAGTTAAGTCCATTGCGTTCGTCGCTGCTTTGACTTGACCGTTCGTAAGGCGCTTCATCTCTGCGTCGATGTTCTCCGACGCATCATTAGCAAGTTTGCTAACTCGGTCGATTAGGTCGATGTCAACCTTAACGCCCCGGTCGTTGATGCGTTGGTCTAGCTGATAGAGACGACGCTCCGCGTCGGGCATTGCGTTCAGTGTCTCAGCTACCGACAGTTCCGTTCGCACGTCCTGTCGGCAATAAGCGACAAGCTGTTCAATCTTATCCTTCGTGTTCCACCAAGTGTAGCTGCCGTCGGCGTTCACCTTACGTGGCCGTGCCATCCGGAGCATAAGGGCCGCGCCGGTCTTGTCCTTCTGTTCTTCAACACCAAGGACCGCAGCCGCTTGGCCCAGTGCGCGAGGTAGTCCCATCGCGCTGGCCTGCGCCATCGTGCAGCGCCATTGTTTAATCTTGGTACGGGGCCACTGATAGCGGCCAACCATGATCTCGTTCCAGATCGTGCGTTCGAAGTTGGCGTTCCATGCAGACAGCAATCCGCCTGCCATAATCCAATCTTCGAGGTGCGTGTCTACCTCATCGCCCGGCTGCCATACCAGCACGTCGTCAGACCACGGGGCCTTGTATGCCATGCACCAGATGTCGGTCGATTGGTCAGCGGCGTACTTATAGACGCCAGTCTTGCGAAGATCGACGGCGCTTCGCGTCTCGAAGTCGATGCTTACTACCATACTCTTCCCTCTTTTTCGTCGGTGTCACGTTTGCTTTCCGTATAGCTGGCACAAACAGCATAGTGTCGTCAACAAAAAAAGTTCTTGCGTTCGATATTGAAACTGTGCCACCCAAGAAGGGTAACAACAAATGAGGGAGATTATGGCTAATCGTTTTTTGCCGTGGCGTGCCGAAGAAGACGCTATTCTTACGGAACTTTACCACAAAAACATGACATACGCGGAAATCGCGCAGGTCCTCGACCGTTCAGCCGACGCCATTGATACTCGGCGCAGGAAGATAGGACTCAAGCGAGAGTTCGTTTCGCATAAAACACCACCGCCGGATGATCTAAGGGAGATGGCACGGATTATGAATGTGACGCAACTCGTTAAGCATTATGGCCGGATTAGGTCGGTGGTCGTTCGTTGGATGAACGAACTTAACCTTACAGAAATCGTTGTCAGCGCACGCGGAAGGCACAAGTCTATCCCGGACAACTTTAGCAAGATGGCCCCGACCATGACATGCGCTCAACTTATGCGTCTATACGGCAGCGACCGCCGAACAATTAAGGGTTGGCTTAAAGAGATGGGCCTTACCGCTGTATCAAAGACGGAACGGTACGCGGAAATAACTACGCCCGTCCCAGCCGATACAGAAGAAGAGCAGACTGCCGCTCGGCGGGAGTTCCGAGGCCACACAAAATTGATTGCGGCTGAGGCTGCAAACTTTCTGCGCCGCACGCACCCGTCGGTCCATCGTGCGGATATACGGATGTACGAGCAGTCGGCCCATACATGGGGCGACGTGAAGAACGTACCCTACCGGGGCGTCAATCAGTATTTCGTTTCAGGGAAAGGCATCATGTGGATCGACGATCTCATTGCCTACGCTCAGACAAAAGGGTTTACAATCAAGGAGTTAATATAATGACACGTCCTACAAAAACTACTGAAGAAAAAGTCCCTGTCGTGAATGAGAAGGAAGCAATCATCGCTTGGCTTCGCTCAGGTAAGATGAACATGTTCGAACGTAACACGCGTTGGTTGGCGGATCGGATTACAGAAGGGGAGCATTTGAAATGAAACAGGTATTAGCAGCACAACTGGCCGAGTGGATCGACAACAACACACAAGGCTTCACCAAACGGGACGGCAACATAATAAATATCGAAGGCAAGATTGATGCTTACGAACTTCTCGTATATGCCCAGTCGCTTCGGCCAGCCAGAAGCACGGACCAAATCCATGCGGACAACAAAGCGTCTTACACTGGCCGGTCTGTAAACGCTGCGGTTGAAGGTGGCGACTTCATGGGGGGCTAGTCATGGACAAAGTAAGATGGACCGATGATGAACAAAAAGTGGAGTTCATTCCAGTATTCATCATCGGTTTTGAAGAAGAGTTTGAACGCGGCGTAATACTAACGACGCCTGCGTATAAGATATTAACCGACGCCGAACCTGAGTTTGCGCTCTACGCCATTGACGCGGCGGTAGATATGCTGATGCAGAGACGGGACCAAATCGAAAAGAGGGAGTTGCACTGATGAAGTTTAAGACACTGTATGAGATTGGGTTCACCGATCTCGTGTCCGTCATCCCGCCGAACGCCGAGTTGTCAGCCATGTCTAAAATCCAAGCGGATCAGGCAGGCAAAGCACCCGGCCGGCAGAATGCGCAGGGCACATGGGGCGGCTACGCATGGCAGGACTATGTGCCGACGCCCAATGATGTTGAGCGGTGGGACCGCAGCCACGCTAATATTGGCTTGAAGGCAAGCAAATATCCTGCGGTTGACATTGATGTTGTCAACGAGGGGCTGGCTCGTGTCATTGGTGATATGGCGGTGAAGGCATTGGGCAAAGCCCCGATGCGTATCGGTCGTTACCCCAAGCGCCTGTTCATGTATCGCGCCGAGGAAAAGATTGGCCGTATGCAGGTGCGGTTCCGCGATGGTCGCGGGGTCGAGCAGCTTGTAGAGTTTCTAGGGGACGGGCAGCAATACGTCATCGCCGGTATTCACCCTATCACTAAGGAGCCATACAGTCTTGATGTGGACTTGGAGACACGTGGCCCGGCTGGGTTGAAGAAGGTCACGCGGGAAAAGATTGAGCAGTTCTTTGCTGACCTGACGGAGACGTTGGAGATGATGGGCTGCGAGATTATCCACGCGGACAAGACGGCACAGAAGGCAGTCGAGCGGCAGTCAGTCGATCAGGCCTCGCTTACTGCGCCAAGTGTTGTCCATGTGGCTGCTGCGGTGATGGCTATCCCGAACAAGACCGAGCACTTCCCCGACCGTGATGACTATATTCGCATGGGCTATGCTATAAAAGCAGCATGTGGCCCGGACAATGAGGCGGATGCGTTCGAGATATTCGCAGGCTGGGCCGAGCGTTGGGAAGACGGGGTGAACTCGCTCGATACTATCGAAGCAGACTTCGGTCGTATGCACCCGCCCTATGAGTTGGGTTGGGACTGGCTGGCCGGTAAGGCTGCAACCTTTGGCTACAAGCGCGAGGTCGATGAGTTCGATGTGACGGACTTCAGCGACGAAGACTTCGGCGTAGTGGCCTCGGCGGGTGAAACGCCGATTGAATACAGCGACATTGCTTTGGCGCAGCGCGTTGCTCGGCTACACGTTTCGGATATCCGATACGTTGTGGGCGGCATGGGCTGGGTCGCATGGGACGGAAACAAGTGGGCCAAGGACGTGGCGAACAAGCACATGTCCATTGTCCGCAAGGTCTGCGCGCAAGCATCGTCCGAGGCGTTGCAGAACATTGAAAGCCCGCAAAAGGGTGAGCGAATCGCGCAGCGTGTGGCGTCGTATAATGTGATTGCAAACGTGGCGAAGTTGGCGGCGGTTGAGCCGTCGATGCAGGCGACCACCGAGCAGCTAGACGCGGACATCTATATCCTCAACACCCGGTCGGGCATGGTGGACCTGAAGACGGGGGTCTTGTTCGCGCATGACCGTTCTCGCATGTGCACAAAATGCACATCGGTCGAGGCGGACTTCAGCAAGCCAGCCCCGCAATGGCAGGCGTTCCTCAATGAGGCGTGCAACGGTGACGCGGAGATGATCTCTTACCTTCAAAGGTTGGCAGGTTATTCCGCGACGGGTAGCACCAAAGAGCATGTGCTTGCCTTCGCTCACGGGTCCGGCGGCAATGGCAAAGGGACGTTCCTCGGAGCGATAGGCAATATCCTTGGCGATTATGCCACCGTGGCCAGTGCGGACGTGTTTCTCGCGTCGAACAATCAGCGGCATCCCACAGAGTTGGCGTCGTTGATGGGCGCAAGGCTCGTTCACGCGCAGGAGATTGACCCGTCGCGCAAGTGGGACGAAGCCAAGGTCAAGGCGCTGACTGGCGGGGATAAGATCAGTGCGCGCTTCATGCGGCAGGATTTGTTTGAGTTCAATCCGCAGTTCACGTTGATTATCGCGGGCAATACGAAGCCGGAGATTACTAACGTGGACGATGCTATGCGTCGGCGTATGCACCTCATCCCGTTCGAGACTAAGCCAGTCCGCAAGGACATGGACTTGCCGGACAAGCTGAAAGAAGAATACCCCGCCATCTTGGCGTGGGTTATCGAAGGCGCGAAGGCTTGGCTGGAGCAGGGTCTCAACCCACCGCAGGCAGTAATCCAAGCTACCGATGAGTATCTCGCAGGCGAGGATGCATTGGCCCGCTGGATCAGTGAACGCTGCGTGGCTGGTGCGGACAATGAGATGACTACCGGCGAGGCGTTCAATGACTTCCGCGACTGGTGCAAGGATAACAACGAAGCCAAGGGGAAGGATTGGTCGCAGCGTAAGTTCAACGGAGAGATGAAGACGCATGGCTTTGAACCCACAAGGGACCGGGCGACACGAACGAAGCGTGTGTTCCGTGGCCTTGAGCTTCTCATAGGCGATGCGGATTACATGGTTATCAACGCCATGATTGATGAGCAGTCGGACGATTTCTTTGGCGTTGAGATTAACTTCAAAGCAGATGATAGGGATGATGGCTAATGTATGGGAATGATTTTATGAGATACAAAGAGATTCGGGATGCGCTGAATGAGGGCGGGGTGGATGTGGTCAATAGCCCACCGCACTATAAGACCGGAGGCATCGAGGCCATCGAAGGGATCGAAGCGTCGATGGGTCCGGAGGCATTTGCTGGCTATCTCAAGGGCAATATCATGAAATATATGTGGCGCTATGAGAGGAAGGGGAAGCCGATTGAGGACTTGAAGAAAGCCCGATGGTATCTTGACCGGCTCATAGGTTTACGTGAACGTAAAGCAGACTAAGGGGGCTTCGGCTCCCTTTTTTTAAATCCGTGCACGGTTTGAGATAGTTCGGGCCGGGTTGGTGCCGGGTTTAGGGCCAGATAAAATGGCTGAAATCTAAGGATGTGCCGGGAGTGCCGGGTTTAAAAAAGTTAATTACCCCTTACGACAGTAACAGTGTTAGAAGTGTCATATTACACTGTTACTTATTTATGGGGACTAATGGGCCGACAAACCGTGCACTCCCGGCACATTGGCGGAAATGCGTGGGTAAACCCGGCCCTAAACCCGGCCCGAACCCGGCACGGATTTTTCAAACCGTGCACGGATGGCAGTTTTCCGTTAATCGTCGTCAAAAACACCCGGCAAGTCGTCCGCATCGAGATTATGAGAGCCGACTTGCTTGGGTGGTGTGATGTCGATGGTGACTTCTTGGTCTATGGCT